CAGTCTATACTAGATGACATGCGTACTCAAGAAATAAACAATTTTGCTGAAGAGGCTTTTGGTATAAATCTATACGCTAATGACCCAGAAACAATGCCTCAAAACGAAGACGAATTAGCGCTTCACATGCAGATGTCTTACAAGCAGTCTGTTGAGCTAGCAGAAGAGCAGGCTATAAACGTACTGTTTGAAGGCAATAGATATGAGCTTACGAAGAAAAGATTTAACTACGATTTAGTCACTATAGGTATTGGTGCTGTAAAAACTTCTTTCAACTCATCTGAAGGTGTTGTTATAGACTATGTGGACCCAGAGAACTTAGTATACTCTTACACTGACTCACCATACTTTGAAGATGTATATTACGTAGGTGAAGTAAAAACCATACCTATTAACGAACTGACTAAGCAGTTTCCACACTTAACTCAAGAAGATTTAGAAGAAATAAATAAAAATAGCGCTAGAGACGACGGTAGATATAATACTAGAATGTCTGGTAATAGCAGGTACACTGATAACAACCAAGTGTCTGTATTATACTTTAACTATAAAACGTATATGAACGAAGTATACAAGGTTAAAGAAACAGGTAGTGGTGCTGAGAGAGCTATAGAGAAAGATGACACGTTTAATCCTCCTGAAGATATGGAAGCGAATTTCAGCAAGGTTAGCAAGTCTGTGGAAGTATTATACGAAGGAGCTAAAATACTAGGTACAGAAAAATTACTTAAATGGGAGATGTCTAAGAACATGATGCGACCTAAAAGTGATTATACTAAAGTTAAGATGAATTATTCTATTGTAGCGCCTAGAATGTACAATGGCAAGATAGAATCATTAGTTAGTCGTATTACAGGGTTTGCTGATATGATTCAGTTGACACATTTAAAGCTACAACAGGTAATGTCAAGGCTTGTGCCTGATGGAGTTTATTTAGATGCTGATGGTTTAGCTGAAATAGATTTAGGTAATGGAACAAACTATAATCCACAAGAAGCTTTAAACATGTTCTTCCAAACAGGTTCTGTTATTGGTAGATCAATGACTGCTGATGGTGATATGAAGCCAAGTCGAGTACCTATTCAAGAAATATCATCTGGTAGTGGTGGTGCTAAAATGCAAAGCTTAATTGGTACATACAACTATTACCTTCAAATGATTCGTGACACAACGGGACTAAACGAAGCTAGAGATGGTAGTACGCCAGATAAAAATGCTTTAGTAGGTGTTCAAAAGTTAGCTGCTGCTAATTCAAACACAGCGACTAGACATATACTTCAAGCTGGGTTATTCTTAACGTCTGAAGTAGCTGAAGCCTTATCGCTTAGAATCTCTGATATTATAGAGTACTCACCAACAAAAGATGCTTTCATACAAGCTATTGGCGCTCACAACGTGGCTACACTTGAAGAAATGTCTCAGCTACACCTGTATGACTTTGGTATATTCTTAGAACTTGCTCCTGACGAAGAGGAGAAGCAGATGCTCGAGAATAATATACAAGTAGCTTTAGCTCAACAGAACATTGATCTTGAAGACGCTATAGACTTAAGAGAGATTAAGAATATCAAGCTAGCTAATCAACTATTGAAGATACGTAGAAAAGAAAAGCAAGAGAGAGACCAGCAGATGCAGCAACAGAACATACAAGCTCAATCTCAAGCTAACATACAGTCTCAGCAGGCTGCTGCTCAAATGGAAATTCAAAAGCAGCAAGCTATGTCTCAAATGAAAGTGCAGTTAGAGCAAGCTAAATCACAACTTTCCATGCAAGAAACTCAAGCTGATGCTGAACTTAAAAAACAATTGATGCAATTAGAGTTTCAGATGAATATGCAGTTGAGAGCTATGGAGGTTCAAGCTATTAAAGGAAGGGAAGAACAAAAAGAAGATAGAAAAGACGAAAGAACAAAAATACAAGCTTCACAACAAAGTGAGCTTATAGATCAAAGAAAGACAGGTGCTCCACCTAAAAAGTTTGAATCTTCAGGTAATGATATACTTGGTGGATTTAATTTAGGTGGTTTTGAGCCTAAGTAATTGCTAATTTATATTTTATATTATGGAAGAAAACAAAAATGACGACAACACTGTCAAAATAGACATGAAGAATTTAACACCACAAAATGAGAAAGAGAGCGTAACTAAAGTTGACTTTAGCAAACCTCCTGTGGTTGAAACCGAAACCAATGAAGAACCAGTTAAAGATGACGGAGCTGACGAGGCAAGAGTGGCTGGAAGCGATGAAAGTACCGACGCCGTTGAGAAACAAGAAGAAGTACAGACGGAAGCAGAAGCACAAGAAACTCCAGCCTTAGAAGAGGTAACTGAAGAAGAGGTTGTAGCTGAAAATCAAGTTGATTTAGAAGACTCTATAGCTGAGGCAGAAGCTACAGGCAAGCCATTACCAGAGAATATTCAAAAAGTCGTAGACTTTATGGAAGAAACTGGTGGCACACTAGAGGATTACGTCAACTTAAATAAAGATTACTCTGATGTTGATAACCTAACGGCATTAGAAGAGTACTATAAAAAGACTAAGCCGCATTTATCGGCTGATGAAATAGATTTCTTAATAGAAGATCAATTTAACTTCGATGAAGATTTAGATGACGAAAAAGATATTAAGAGAAAAAAACTAGCGCTTAAAGAGCAAGTTGCCAGCGCAAAGGCCTACTTAGACGGGCAAAAGTCTAAATATTATGATGAGATTAAGGCTGGTTCAAACCTTCCGCCAGAGGCGAAAAAGGCTATGGACTTCTTTAATCGATATAACGAAGAAAGCGAGCAGAATAACAAGACAGCTGAAAAAGCTAAATCTACTTTCTTACAAAAGACCGATCAGGTTTTTAACGACAAGTTCAAAGGTTTTGAATACAACGTCGGAGATAAGAGTTATAGATTTAACGTAGGTAATGCTGATGAGGTTAAGAATACTCAGAGCGACATTAACAACTTCGTCAAAAAGTTTTTGGCAGAAGATAATACGATGTCAGACGCTAAGGGTTATCACAAATCTCTATTTACAGCAATGAACGCAGACGCTGTTGCTAAGCACTTTTACGATCAAGGCCGATCAGATGCTATCAAGGATAGTGTTGCAAAAAGTAAAAACGTTAATATGGACCCAAGACAAAGTCATGGTGAAGTAAAGGTTGGCGGAACGAAGTTTAAAGTGCTAAGTGGTGATTCTTCAAATTCTTTGAAAATTAAAATGAAACGAAAATAATTTAACTTTAAAATTTAGAAATTATGGCAGCAGTAAATCCAACAGCTGGTAGCGGTTTAAATAGCGTACCAGCACCGGGCAAACAGACAGTCTCATCAGCGTATGTTGATTTAAGAGAAGAGGGCTGGGCTCAACAATATTTACCAGATCTTATGGAGCAAGAAGCTGAGGTTTTTGGAAACAGAACTATCTCAGGATTTTTAGCGCAAGTAGGAGCTGAAGAAGCGATGGCATCAGATCAAGTACTTTGGTCTGAGCAAGGTCGTTTACACATTAAAGAATCTGTTACTATTACTACGGCAGCAGATGGTCTTTGTACTACGACTGCAGCTCACTCTATAAGAGTAGGTGACACTGTAGTTCTTCACGGTACAGATGGTACTGGTGACGGAGACACGATCAAAGGTTATGTATCGGCTGTTCCATCAACAACTAGTTTCAACGTACTACCTTATACTCAAGCTACGCTAGCAACTAGTTCCTTATTTGCTGACGCTGATACAGCTACAGTATTTGTATACGGTTCTGAGTACGCTAAAGGTGTTACTGGTAGACTAGAAGGTTTAGAGCCTGGCTTTAAGTCTTTCGAGAACAAACCAATTATCATCAAAGATAAGTACGAAGTATCAGGTTCTGATGCATCTGCAATTGGTTGGATCGAAGTATCTGGCGAAGACGGACAAAACGGTTACTTATGGTACTTGAAAGCTTCAGGTGACACAATGTCTCGTTTCACTGACTACTGTGAAATGGCGATGATTGAAGGTGAATTAAACTCTAACAGTTCAACTGCACCAGCAGGTACTGAAGGTTTATTTGCAGCTGTTAAAAACAGAGGTCACTTTACAGCAGGTATTGCAGGTTCAAGTGTTTCTGACGACTTAGAGTCTTTCGACTTTATTCTTAAGAAGTTTGACGCTCAAGGTGCTATCGAAGAAAACATGATGTTCGTGAACAGAAATGTATCTTTAGCTATAGATGACATGTTAGCTTCTATGAATTCTTACGGAACTGGTGGAACATCTTACGGTGTATTCAACAACTCTGAGGATATGGCATTAAACTTAGGTTTCTCTGGATTTAGAAGAGGTTCTTACGACTTCTATAAGTCTGACTGGAAATACCTAAACGATGCTACAACTCGTGGAGCTTTTGCTGACGTCAACGGTATTATTATACCAGCTGGTGTATCTTCAGTATACGATCAAATGTTAGGGAAAAACTTAAAACGTCCGTTCTTACACGTACGTTACCGTGCTTCTCAAACTGAGTCTCGTAAAATGAAAACATGGGTTACAGGATCTGTAGGCGCTGTATCATCTGACTTAGATGCTATGGAGGTAAACTACTTATCTGAAAGATGTTTAGTTACTCAAGGAGCTAATAACTTCATGTTATTAACTGACTAATTACTATTATTAATAAGGTCGGGGACTTCGGTCCTCGATCTTTTTTTTTATTAACTATTATTATATATTATTATGGCAAAAAAACAAACAAAAAAAGTACAGGTGGAAGCGCCTGAAGTAAAAGCAACTAACGAGATTACTCAAGTTGTTATTGAAAAACCAAAACCTAAGAAAGATGCTTGGGAAATTAAAGACAGAGTGTACACGCTTAAACATGGTCTTTCACCTTTAAGCTATGCTATTAAGAGTTCTAGCATATTCTGGTTTGACGAAGAAAAAGGTTACGAAAGAGAGTTAAAGTATACTAGAAATCAAAAAACACCATTTGTTGATGAGTTTCCAGAGGGCTCTCAAGCAAGGATGGAGCATGTTGTTTTTGAAGACGGCGTTTTAGTTGTTAAAAAAGAACAGCAAACCTTACAGAAACTAATGTCTTTATATCACCCTGACTTAAACAAGAAGTATGAAGAGTTTGACGCTGTAAAAGAAGCTGTTGACGAAGTATCTATATTAGAATTAGAAATAGAGGCTTTAATGATAGCTCAGCAAATGGATATTGATATGGCTGAAGCAGTTATGCGTGTAGAACTAGGATCTAAAGTATCTACGATGAGTTCTAAGGAGCTTAAAAGAGACTTGCTACTATTTGCTAAAAGAAATCCAAGTATGTTCTTAGAATTAGCTGATGACGATAACGTACATCTTAGGAATATTGGTATTAGAGCAACTGAAATGGGGATAATAAAATTATCTCAAGACAACAGGACATTTAAGTGGGCTTCTAATGATAGAAAGCTTATGACTGTTCCTTTTGACGAACATCCATATTCAGCACTCGCTATGTGGTTCAAGACTGATGAAGGCATGGAAGTCTTTACCAGCATTGAAAAGCGATTAAAATAAGTGATTATTTATGATAGCTAGGTCGCCCGAGTGGTGGCTTAGCTTTCATAATAAATAAAACATAATGGCAGTAAACGTAAATACAGTGTATCAAAGAGTATTGGCTATTGCCAATAAAGAGCAGAGAGGTTACATAACGCCTCAAGAGTTCAACTTATTTGCTAACCAAGCTCAGATGAAAATATTTGAGCAGTATTTTTACGATGTCAATCAATTTAGCAGGGTTCCAGGTAACGATACTGGAATAGGTGATATGCTAAGTATGCTAGCGGAGAAGATAGCTGAGTTTGAGGTTCATGGAACTTCGGTGGGCTCTGGAACAACTTTACCTGCAGATCTTTACAAAATAATGGATCTATATTATACAGATGCTAGTAGCAATATTTACCCATTACAAAGAATTACAAAAAAAGAAGTCTTCCAGTATAGACTTTCTAAATTACCTATAGTATCAGGTACTAAACCCGTGTATATTCAAAACTCAACTGGAGTAGTGTGTTATTCAGCGTTGACTAAATCTGCTTCTACAGCTATAACTAGCGGTGTAGCTATAAACTATATTAAGAAGCCAGCGAACGCTGTTTGGGGTTATAATGTTATTGTAGGTCAAGCTTTGTATAATAGCTCAACATCAACAGATTTTGAGTTGCACCCTTCAGAAGAAACATCGTTAGTTAACGAGATACTAGAATTAGCTGGTATAATGATGGAAAAGCCTAACTTAGTCAATATAGCTAACGCAGAGGAAGATAAAAAAAATCAACAAGAAAAATCATAGATAAATGGGGCTACTTAGCGGAACAGATCAAGCATATTACACTGGTAGTGACTTAGGCAATTACCAGTTTATATCTTTAGACGATATTATCAGTCAATTTATCATAGCTTACGT